GCATCGACCCGACGGCGATGGAGCGGGTCAACACAGACGAATACCTGAACATCATGCAGCGTGGCTTCGGCGCGCCAGTCAAGATGCTCAAGTCACGCGAAGAGATCGACGCAGGCAAAGCGCAAGCGGCTGAGAACGCAGCACCAGAACAGCAGATGCAGGGCGCAGCCCAGATGCTGGAGATGGCCAAGCTCGGCGGTGAGGCAGCACAGGCTGTCGGCGGCGGCGGCGCTGCGATCCAGCAGATGCTACAGGGCGGGCAAGGCCCAGCACCTAACGTGGCACAGGCGGTGGCAGCATGACAGTAACCATCGCCGACCTCGTATCGACAGCACCACGATCCGCCGCAGCGCAGCGAAGACTGCTTGAGGCCTACCGCGCGCTGTTCGAGGGCACGGGTGGCAAGGAGGACGCAGAGGTCGTCATGGTCGATCTCGCCCAGTTCTCAGGATATTTCCAGTTTGCAGGTCCGTCCGCCACACATGGCGAGCGGGCCTACAATGATGGCGCACGTTCGGTATTTGGTCACATCATGACCAAGCTGACGGTGCCGCAATCGACGCTCAATGCTATCGCAGACGCGGTTGTGCGTGAGCGAACCGCATCGCGAGATGCAGAAGGACAAGAACTATGAATGTAGCTGTTGACGGAGCCGAACCTACCCCCGCTGATGCGGTGGTTGGTGCGGTAGACCCAAACACAAACGAAGGTGCTGCGGTCGAAGGGTCGCCCGTGGCACCTGTTAATCCTTTCGCGGAACTGGCAGAGCCAGCAGACCGTGAGTGGGTCGAAAAATGGCATAAGAACGACCCAGCATCCTTGGTCAAGGCGGCGCGCGAGAGCGACCGTATTGCCAGCGGATCGCTGCAAGTTCCGAAAGCCGACGCAGACCAAGAGACGTGGGACAAGTTCTACACGAAACTGGGTCGTCCAGAGACTGCGGAGGGGTACACGTTCAACGCCCCGAAGGAGATGCCTGAGAACATGCCATATGACGGCGATGCCGCCACATGGCTCAAGGGTGTAGCTCACAAGCTAGGCCTGTCGGCGTCGCAAGCAGCGGGCCTCCACGATGATTATGTGGAGTTCCAATCTGGACGTGCTGGCGATCTCGCTGGTGCTAGCCAACAGGCGCTCGGTGAGCGCGTCGCGGAGAGCATCAGCACAATGACGGAGAAGTGGGGGCCGATGGATGGCGGGACGTTCAAGATGAACGTCGAGCTAGCCGATCGGTTCTTCAAGGCCGTTGACGTATCCGGCGATCTGAAAGGCGAGCTCAATTCTGCTGGCCTGATCGGAGAGAACGGTGAGATCCTATCAGCCTCCCTAGCATTCGCGTTCGCAAATGCGGGCGCGGCCATCTACGCTGAAGGCGACGCCTTCAACTTCAACGATGGACAGACGCTAGAAGGCAACCCTTTTGAGAAGGACAACCTCACGGCTATCATGGCTCTGGTCAAAGCAGACCCCGATAAGGCCCGTGATCTGGCAAGGGCGGCAGGAAAGCCGCTCGCCCAGTACGGGCTCTGATAAAGGAGCAGTCTAATGGCTGTAACACGACTATCCGACGCCATCGTACCGGAAGTATTCTTCCCGTATATGCAGGTTGAAACCCAGCAGAAGATGGCATTCTATGACGCAGGCGTTCTGTCGTCCGACGCGGCTCTCGGTGAGAAGCTGTCCGGCGGTGGTCGCACGTTCAACGTGCCGTTCTGGAAAGATCTGGACGACACCGAGAGTGATGTCGCCTCTGACGATCCCGCATCGGACGCTGTCCCTGCGAAGATCGGCTCTGCGCAGGACATCGCGCGCCGTCAGATCCGCACACGCGGTTGGTCTTCTGCCCGTCTCGTTCGCGAGCTTGCAGGCGACGATCCCATGAAGGCGATCTCCGGTCGTGTGTCCGACTACTGGGCCCGCCAGTTCGATGATATCGCCATCGCATCCGTGCGCGGCGTGATCGCTGACAACGTCGCCAACGACAGCGGCGACATGGTCAACGACATCGCGACTGACAGTGCGTCTGCTGAAACTGCTGCCGAATGGGTATCCGCTGAAGCAGTGATGGATGCGGCTCAGACCCTCGGCGACAAGAAGTCCGACCTGAAGCTGATCGTGATGCACTCTGTGGTCCAGACACGTCTGGCGAAGCTCGACCTGATCGACTTCCGCCCAGATAGCTCTGGTACGTCGTTTGTGCCTCACTACCTCGACTACCGTGTCCACGCTTCGGACAAGGTTCCTGCCGTCGCTGGCTCGAACCGCGTGACCTACCACACCTACCTCTTCGGTGAAGGTGCATTGGGTTGGGCTGAAAGCCCTGTCGAGCGTCCCGTGTCGGTTGATACGGACGAAAGTGCTGCCGATGGTATGGGTGTGGACGAGCTCTGGACACGTCGCCAGATCTGTATCCACCCCTACGGGATCAAGTTCACCGACGCTTCGGTGACCGCTGAGTTCCCAACCAACACAGAACTGCGGACTGCCGCGAACTGGGACCGCGTGTACCCAGAGCGCAAGCAGATCCCGATCGCTGTGCTCAAAACCAACGGCTAATCCTGTTGGTCGCACTGGGCGGTTCGCCGCCCAGTGCCTCTGATACCGCTCTCGCAATTCCGCCTGAGCAAACAAAAGGAGAGAGCCATGAGCTTTCGCAATTTCGTAACTGACATGGACCCCAATGACTTCTGTGAGTTCGTGGACGACTTCCACGGCTACACAGCCACTGACTGGGTCATCACGACAACCGAAGCCGGAACAGGTTCTGCAACCGAGGTCGTCCAAGACGAAAGTTTTGGTGTCCTCAAGCTGACCAATGCCGCTGGCGACAACGACAACGACTTCTTGCAGCTTGCCAAAGAGACCGTGAAGTTCGTAGCAGGCAAGCGCCTCTACTTCGGCGCGCGCTTCAAGGTGCTGGAAGCCATCCAGTGTGACTGGGTCATGGGTCTTCAAATCCGCGACACGTCACCGCTGGCCGTGACTGACGGTGTGTGGTTCGGCTCAGACGACGGGGACGCCTTGATCGACTTCCACGTCGCCAAGGACAGCACGCAGACTGACGTCGTGGACGTGGGCACCATGCCTGCCGACACATACCAGACGTTGGAGCTCTACTACGACGGATCGACTGCAGGACGCATTCAGATCATCGTCAACGGTATGCGCGTCGGGGCAGCAGCCCTGACAAACATGGTTGATGACGAAGAGCTGACGTTGTCCTTCGGCATCCAGAACGGTCAAGCAGTGGTTAACACCATGTCCGTGGATTACATCCGCGCGGTCGTCGAACGCTAAGATAAGGGGCGGCGCTCATGCCGCCCCTAAACTTTATCTACAGGAGGTCGCCATGGGTGTGACACCAGAACAAATCTCCGACGCGGTGGCGATCCAAAAGCTGCGCGCGAAGAACCACAAGGCCGCAGTACTGAAGGCAGACGCAGACGAGCGTGTCTCGCCCGAAGCGCCGGATGAACAATTGCGCGTGGGTGCAGTATTGTCGCTGCACGCACTGAACTGCCGCGCTAAAGAACGCGACTACGCGGTGCGCGACGAGGTACGCGAAGCGTCCATCGCCGCTGCCACGGCAGTCAGCAATGTCCTGAAAAAAGGCAACAAGGGTCCGAACCGCATTCGACGCGCCGGACCTCGCACTGAAGCAAGGGCTGTCGCAAAAGCAGCCCAAGCATAAACTAAGCGGGGCTTCGGCCCCGCTCTTTTCTTCGAGAGGGTGTGACCATGCCATCAACGCTGACACAGCTAGACATCTACAACTTGGCGATGGACCACCTGTCAGAGGTGGCGCTGTCGGCCACGACCGAGGATAACGTCTACGCGCGGTGGATGAACCGCAACTATGCGAACCTGCGCGACAGCATGCTGCGGATGCATCCGTGGAATTTCGCGACAGAGCTCACAGTCCTGACGGCATCGGCGACGACGCCGACGTTTAAGTGGCTGTACCAATACACGCTGCCAGCCTCACACCTTCGGGTGATCCCGCCGACCTACCTCGGTCAGCGTGGCGGGCAACCAGTGCCTTTCCAGATCCGACAGAACCTGCTGATGTGTAACATAGGTCCGTCGATGTACGTCGAGACCATCAACCGTGTCACGAACGAGGGCGACTTCGACCCACTGTTCGGCGACACGCTCGGTCTGTTCATGGCCATGCGAATGTCGCACCGCTTCACAGCCAAGGTGACGTACCGCGACAGGCTCGACAAAGATTTCAAAGAGGCCATGGCGTCG